AGCCGTGTAGCCTCATCTGCTTCTTGCTGTCGCGGCGGTAGGTTTTCAGATGGAGTCGGAGGATCCTGGCTACTCGTTGGCCGTGGGAGCCGAAGCTCACGTGCAGTTGGGACTAGGCTTTGTGCGTTTATAAACCGAGGAGCCTGGAAGGGTTCAACAACAGTTCCATCGGCGCGACGCATAGGATCATACATAGGTCCACGACCAAACCGAGCCAGTGATCGATTAACGGTTTCTTGGTACGTTGCAAGTGCCTGCTGGGCGCGTTCTCCTTCGGCGTTGGCATAACGTGCTATTCGACGGAATTGCCGACGTGGGATAAAATCTTGAACTAGGAGGGGGGTACCGCCTTCAATAGTTGTAGTTTGCCGTGAGCCGCCGCCACTACTCATTGCTTTTACTTAACTTTAATTTCTATACTTACTCTATCTGAAATGAATCTATACATATGGGGCACCAGCTGGAAACCTCCGATGATCAGGGCAATAATCAGGATGAGTTCAGCGTAGGTAATCGGTCGTCGCATCAGTTCAGTCCGTTTACAGAGGATTTTAAAGAGCTGCTAAAAGCAATGTCCACTAAGACGATGTTATCACTTATGTCAACCCAACAGAAGAATTTTGCACAATCTCTTTGGGAAGCATGTAATTATGGAGGAAGGCCATTGCCAGGGGACCTTAAAAACCTAGAGCCCAAGCGTGATTACTATGAGTGGGTGCTGAGGATGGAGCACCAACGCCAGTGGGAAGAAAGGCAGCGTTATTGCCAACAAGCAAAAAATCGTTAGGCTATATGAAACTAGACCTTGTAAATGAGTTACCGCTTTACGGACCTGGATATCAAAAGCATTACCACCGAGAATTATAAAGGCACTCTTAAACCTTCTTTAGTGCAGCAGGTCGAGCCCTTCATTCCGCCAGAGGGTAGTTTTGAGACGCCTGACTTGCAACGCTACCTTGAATTGGTTAAGAGCTATGAGGTCAGTACTACTGATTTAATTCACGGTCTCTCACTAGCTGATCAGATTCGAATTACCTTCAGTGATATGAAACCAGCTACGATCTGCGAAAAATTTCCAGACATTGATCTGGCTACAAAACGACGTTACCGCTGTGTTGCTGAATATTTAATTCGTCAGGAAGAACTGACCAAGCTTAAAGATGAACGCGGTAAACTCATTAAGAAATTAGGTAACATGGGCAAGATGGTTGTTATCTATCAACCTCTACCTAAAATCTGCAAAACCCTACAACAGACTGGTCTCGGACAGTTTATTAAAAATGAGCAACAGGCGGCAAAGGTTAATCAACGGCCTTCTTTCCAGTGCCAAAACTGGTGGGGAGAAGAAGATGGCACAACTTGTAATTGAGCGCATCTGCGCTGATATGTGTGATTTTTATGAAAAGTTTTACGGTAACGAAGGCCCAGGTGCAATGGTTTACGTACCAGGGACAGAAAAACCCGAAGATTCCATGTTTTATCTTACGGTTCCAGCATTGATCCAAGCACAATCTGATTTCCGCTCCAGAGATATGGATGGACCTGCAGAGATTATGCAGAAAGCTATTGCTCGCGCAGAAGCTATTGACCCTGAAAAGCAAGCGGTCTTTATCTTGCAAGATGACAAACAAATGTCTTTAATTTGTTATAACCGTGAAGAACAGTTTGGTCTTCCTGGTGTAACAGAAGATGCATAGGCAAAGAGCAACATCAAATAATCACTTTGAAAAACTCTATCGGATCTATCGCTTAGAGGAAGATTGGTGTACACCACCAGAACATCTTCCTCTTATTTATCACACACTAGGAACAGTAGATCTTGATCCAGGTTCCACAGAAAAAGCTAACAATGAGTTTTTAAAAGCAGACCGTATCTTTACAAAAGAAGATGATGCACTCAATAGAGAAGAACCATGGAAGGGTAATGTTTATTGTTTCCCTCCTACTTACGGTCGGTGTTCTTATAATAAACACCGTGGCAGTTGGCGATGGTCTTTGCGAGGGGGATTTGGAGCACAGAGTCCTTCTACAGCTTGGTTTAAACGTTTAGAAAGAGATTGGAAACTAGGGTATATCAACAGTGCATTGTTTTATACAATCTCTCCAGAAGTGATGAGAACCACACCACAAATATGGGATTATCCAATATGTATTCCAGCAAAACGACCAAAACTTTTACATGGCCGTTCTTTTTACCAGATTGAAAATTTTCCTAAATGGGGGTTCTTCGTTTTTCTCCCACCCAATGAACCCGGTTTTAATCGTCTTGATAAATTTGAAGAAGCTTTCTCAACCCTGGGGAAAGTTATCTTGTGAACTAAGACGGTTTAGTACGAAAGGAATTACGGAAAGTAACAGCCCGATCAGTATTGCCGACACTGGCAGGACCACGTGGCTCATATGGTAGCGAAGCAAGGGGAAGAGTTCCACCTTGGCCACCAAAGATAAACCGGTCATCACCACGCCGCTCTTCTGTAATACGAAGCCTAGAAGCAGCTCTACCAGTCTGTAAATAGTTGTTAAGGAACCCTAACGCTTGGCGGTTATCAGGTACATCACGTGCCTCGGAATACCGATTATCAACGTTGTAAGATTGACGCTTTTCGATTGCCATTCTATTATTCTGCCAGAACTAAATGTTAACCTTGTCAGATCCCGTCAACCACCCAGACCATTACGCAAAAGGAGATATTGAGTGCATTGATGCTATCCAGGCTTCAATGTCAGAAGAAGGTTTTCGTGGATACTGCAAAGGGAATGTAGAGAAATATATCTGGCGTTATGAAAGTAAGTTTGACCCAAAGCAAGATTTACTTAAGGCTCAATGGTACTTGAATCGTCTGATTCAAACGTTTCCTCAAGAACCTCAGTCAGAGCCTCAACCTCTTCAATTATCAAAACACGAGCAAACTCATCAAGCTCCGCTAAATATTTCTCTGTCTCCAGAGGAATTAGACTGCTTGCATACCTTAGAGACTCTAGATTATCTAGATCAGATTCAAGGAAAGAAGAACGAGATCCTGTCGCCAATAATTTTTGATTCCACATTTTAAAAAATTTATCAACAATTTCACCTCCAGGATTTAACTTTACAAGTTCATTTTCTAGGTATTCAATTGCAGCAACTTGTTGCGGTGTCCCGCAATAATTAGCTGCAATATTTAGCAAACACTGGGGTAAAACACATTTATGCTCAACTAAAAGAGGAACTTCTACATCATTCTGTAAAAATAAATCAAGTTCAGTTCTGCGTCGATCTACATAATTCTGATCACTTTGTGAATACTTCTTTATAAAAGGAGACCATTCTCTAATGATCTCTGTTTTAGTTGCTCCTCTGTTAATAAGTGAAAGCAATTTGCAATCTTTAAAGTAAGAAAGACCAACACTTTCAGCATAACTAACTACAGCTCCTTTCTTCTTTTCATTCAGCGGCATATAAACTAAGTCGCCAACATATTCAGCAAAGATCTCCAGATCCCTGCTGAGCTGCTCTTCTACTTCCTTACGACTTGCCTTGGTAAATGGTGTTACGGTATGTCTGCCTAGCTTTTTACTACCGTATCCAATTAACCAAGGACCGTCTTCTTCTGTAGCTTTGTAAGAACTATAACGTTCAAAACCTACGTGAATTCGACACGGTGTATAACGCCGTACCAATTCAAAAGCGTACTCAGTATAAAAAGACAAGGGACCACTGGCCCCTTATCAGGGCTCAGGGAACAACAACAGAACCGTTATAGCTGATCTCGCTGTAGCTGTCAGGAGTGCTCAACAAGACAATGTAGTTTTTGCTAGCGTCGGTTACTGTTACTGCCACAGCACCTTTACCGCGACCTGCTTTGGCAACGTTGAAAAACTTCTGATAACCAGCTGGAGCAGAGCCTGCTGTGTAATCATCATCTTGGAAAATTTCAACAGTCTCAATACCAACACTACGCTCAAGATTAACAATCAAGCTGCCAGTAGAACTTGGGTTAACAAGAAAAGCGCGTTGGCTCAAATCGCCACTAGAACCAGGCAGAGCATCGCCTTTATAGACCAGCTCAGCTCCACTGGCAGTAAATGTGTCTTGAGTACCTTGGAAAGTGCGTGTGGCCATTATCAGTCAAGTTGAGTTTGCTTTTGGAACTGAAAGGTGATGTCAGCATCAATGCCGTGTTCTTTCAGAATGCTTAAGAACATTTGACGATCCATCATTTTCATGTGGAGCATGTCAACAAAAGCTTCTTCAAGCTCGTCACGGTCTAGATCCTTGATTGCCAGAGCTGCTGCATGAATTGCGAATTCGCTATCAATTGGCAGATCCAGGGCATTGGCATCCATTTAAATTTTTACCAATCCGTCTCTACATCCTAACAGCTCTGTAATTTTTGGCTACTAGGGCATTGCAGGTTGGGTGCCAAGAGGAATATTGCGTTGATCCACTGCAAAATGCGGTTCATCAGCAGCACCATCAAAAAGGTCTGGACGTTTTTCAGGCAGCCTTTCAGTAACGTAATTATCGAGGAAGCTTTTTGTATCCATCTTTAAGGTGCAAAGAACCGGCTAAACAGGTAACACTGTAAATCGAACCAAAAATAAGAACGAAAGATAACATTATCCTAAGTTCGATTTAAGCAGCCATTGGAATTTTTTATGTGCCCGACCTCGCTCAATGGCTAAATCCAGGGTCAATTGATCCTTCAGAATCTCAGCTTCTTCTGCCAGCATATTGAAAGACTCTGCTAGTGCATTCTGATTTGTAGCCAGTACACGGATCATCCCATCCTGATCAAAGCAACTCTCAGGAAGATCTAGCATCTGCGCATTGTTCAGATCTTCCACGCTCATTGGAGTGCTGATATCAAGAGAGCGAATGTGCTCTGCAACAGTATCAAGTCCTTCTTGCATCTCTTCATAAATCTCTTGAGTTAATTTATGAATCGAATAAAATTTACCGCCCATCAGGTTCCAATGGACAATATAAGTCTGATTCAGCAGGTAAGAAGTATCCCTAAGCAGCTGTACTAAATGACAGTAACAAGCTGACTTCGGATCCATTTTAATCTTGGCCATACTTTAAGATTACCACGAATAGTTACATGCCCACCAGCCTGGTGTTAGCTTATTCTTCTTTTCAGAGCAGCGGTGTCTTGCTTTAAAGTTAGCACGCCGCTTTTTATCTTTATGCTGTAAGTAATCATCCATACCTCTTAAACCGAATCGAACAATTTTTTCCTGTCCGTTATCGCACGCTTTAACAATATATTTTTGCTTTGCGCCAGCTGGAGCGCGCTGTGGTTTATTGCACTTCATGTGCTCTTTAGCTAACCGCTTAGCTTTTGCACGATCCGCCATAACTCAACCTAAGTTGTAGTTAGCCCGTCGTTCCGGTGCTGTGATTTGCATATTTGGCATACCCTGGACTCGATTCTGCCAGTTGGTAGGCCACCGAGCATCCCTGGTATCCATTAAAGAATCATCAGGATCTTGAAAAGTTTTCTTCCTGTACTCAGTTAAAAACTGTTGACCTAAATCTGTAGGTTCTTCTCCGTTCATAATGGTGCTACAAGAAAATCGACAGATTTAGATAAAGAGATAGTCTGCGGTTTTTGCTTCAACCACTCTTTAATTCTACTAACCTTTTCCTCAGAGTATAGCGGATGTCCTTCTTTAATCCAGTCAAAAGGTAAAGTGCTTGATTTTGATTTGTTACAAGATGTACAACAGCACGCTAGATTATTTCTAGTGCTGTGCCCACCTTTATGCTTGGGAACGATGTGGTCTATGGTTGCAGTGCGTTCACATAACTGCTTATCGCAATAAGCACATTTCCAGTTCCAAGCTTCAAATATTGATTCTCTGAATTTCTTTCGAGCACATTTAGGACTAAGAACAATAAGGTTCGCCAGGAGATCATTCTCACTGTGGAACATACTTTATTCACAATTCCTAACATCAGATTAGAGTGCACACACCTGCACTGTTTGCTAGACTGCGTGCGTTAGGAAGCGTGGCGGAATCGGGCATACGCTGCGGATTTAAAATCCGCTGGTCATCGACCTTGTGGGTTCAAGTCCCACCGCTTCTATTTCGGGATGTAGCGCAGAGGTAGCGCATCTGTTTTGGGAACAGAAGGTCGCAGGTTCGATCCCTGCCATCCCGATTAATCCAATAAACAACCAGGTTGTTCTCTATACCACTTTGTAATTACATATTTACTACCTTTCTTTACTGGTAGTGATTCGTGCAGAGTAAATTCATTTGGACTGCCATCTTCATTTAAATTATTCCAAATTAGAACAAGTCCAGTAACAGGTGTAACAGTTATACCTAAATGAGGAAAATCAGTCTCACCACCTTCTTCAACATCATTTAAATACACCATTGCTGTCCAGGTGCGTTGGCCACCAACCCTACAGAATTTTTCATAATTCTCATCTTCTGGATCAAACCAGTCATGATGAGCTTTGAAGTATTCTCCAGGATCATAACGCTGGCCTTGAATTGCCTCAGCATAGTCTTGATGAATACCAGTTAAATCAGAAAGATAAATATCAAGAGCAGAAGCTAGCAAGGGAGCTACTTCAGGTAAATGACAAGTTCTACTTGTGCGCCAATAACTTTCGTCTGTGGTTACTTCAGAAGGAGTTAATCCTAAATTTATGGCTCTAATAATTTGTTCACATTCTCCCGGACTCAAAAAGTTTGGAACAAAATAAAACTGAGCTTTATCAGTATTAATTTGATAAGCTTCTGGAGTTAATTCTGCATTAACAAGAGGAATTACAGACCAATCTTCAAATTGCATTTGTTTAATCTGTCAAACCAATTCTTTCTAGAAATAAGTCTTCATCAAAATCTGCTGGATCGTAGTCAGCATCCTCGAGCAGCTTCAACAGAAAATGATGAACACGTTCAACAACCCATCTCAAATCTTCATCATTAACATCACAAACAATTGCGTTTAGTCTGAGTTCACGGGACGGTTCCCGTATGTAGTCTGTGATTAACTCCAGAGCACGGTATCGTCCCTTGGTGAACTCTCCTAACATCAATCTGCTCCGTTACCACCTAGAGCTGTTTTAACAGCTTCTGCTTCCTGTTCTTGTTTACGCTTCAATAGTACTTCGATAATCTCAAGAGCACCCTGAACTTTTAGATAGCCCTCTTTTGTACGTAAGAGCTTCTCCTCTGTGGAGCGGATCTCATCTGCAAGACTAGAAAGTTGTGCATTGAGACCGGCTTTTAAATCCGCAATAATCTCATTCATAAGCCAGATTTGAATAGGGAAATCATAGCTTATTTCAGATCAATCCACCAGCCAGTAGAGGGTCCTTCAACTGTCCAACGTCTTTTGAACAGGTTGTAGCTATAAAGAAGTCTTTCTCCATTGGTGTTGATATAGGTACCTGTGTAGTTGTCAATCTCACCCCAGGGGTCGTGGACAACAAACTTTTGTTTTTCATCTTCATAACCAATGACACAGATCCAGTGGCCACCGCCAGTAGGAGCATT